GTATTAATATCCTTCTTTACAGTTATGCTGATAATCCATATAAAGTAAATATACCAGAACTGATATTTCCTGACGACATGAGAAATCGAATAGCGTTAACAGCTGCTGCGGAGTCTCTATAACCTGTCGATTGATTTATCATCCTATACTGATTTGGAGAAGCGACACTGTTAATGCGTCCAGCCACTTGACATCTAAGAGCAGCAGAAGGGTTATATATAAAGACTTCTCCACGTGCTACTGCTGGTGAAGTGCTGGACAAGCCATACACATCGGATAAAACGTTACCGGTAAGTTTTATATGAGTACCTGCAGTAAATACGTCTCCATAACGTGAACTATTAACGCCTACTTCCCCTCCCCAGTAATAATCAGAAGCTCCTGAAGAATAAGCACCACCATTGTTAATACTGGTACGCAACCATAGGTTAGCAGCATCAGTTGCCGGCACTACGTTCGTTAACATTACCATATAAGTAGCATAAGTAGATGATAATCCCGTAAAATCAACAGTAGCCGAAGATGAAGCAGTAGTAGCAGCGATTTTGACCCATCCCGTACTTACTAATGCTTCAGGAAGCCTGAAATTAGTGCCGTCATAAATAAGAACAACGTCTCGTGAAGCTGTCAATTCTCCCGCTACAGGGTCTGTCGTACCGTCGAATCGTTTGATTGATTTTACACCTAGAGTAGCTACGTTAACTGTACTAGCTATAGTGCTGCTGTTCCCTGGCTTAAATCGTATCCTCATACCTGTAATGTAAGTAGTAGGGGCTTTATATGTAGTTGTAGCGGTTAGGATATAAGCGTTAGCAGCTCCTGAGTCAGTGTAAAAGTCACCAACTGAAGCGTAACCGCCTAAGGCCTTACCCAGTTGATTCAAGTCTCCACTTGATAGAGTTTGACCACTTGAGGTGATAGCATTTTCTAATTCGCCAGGTATCTCATTGAATTCTGCTGCAGATAGAGTAGAGGACCCATCTGTCTTGGTAGTTATATCTCTCATTTAAAGATGTTCCTTTACTATATGTCTTTATATTATAATTTCATTACATAAGTCAATAACCATCCCAGCACTACACTGAGTACACCCATAGACCCTAAAATAAACTTTTGCACTGCTTTGCGCCCAGAGGATTCTTGTCTTAATAAATCTACATGATCTTTAAGTTGTAAAACATCTTCATGAATCTCTTCTAGCTTGGCAGCTAAGTAATTAATATCGACTCTCATCAGTTTACATTCCTTTTGAATAACATTCATGATTGATGACCTTACGCTGGCTTAGGATATTTAAGCTTTATAGCGGCTCTCAATCCTTTAATCTCTAGTAACGCTTCCGGTCTACCTTCTAATTGATCTTCCATCATAGCTACAATTACTGCGTCTAGTGAAGGATACTCTTGCCTACGTTTTTCTTTATAAGCTACCAAAGCCAGGGCAGCTTGCTCAACAAGGTGTAGTGCTTCTCTCTCATTGAAGTCGATTATTTCTTCCGCAGAGAGCGGCATCACTACGCCGTTTTGTACTTTAGTTAATTTTGTCATTATGTGTTTTTCACTCCATACATACGTATTTTACCTGTTGATATATTACCTGATGAGAAATAGAATTTGATTGCAGTATAAGTGGCAGCCGCCCGATTGAATGACGTTGAAGCAATCGAAGTTGAGGCATTGGTGGACGAATGGTGCTGTAGAAAACTTGTGCACACTACGGCTGTACTGCTGGCTGCAGCACCATATAAGCGAACTTCCCCACTTACTCCCATTCCTGCTGTATTTGATATTGAGTAAGACGCGTTAGTATTACTTAGAGTACCTTGTGTGTCCGATACAGTGTAACCTGTATAATTGACTCCGGAGCTATGAGCAGTACTACCCCAATTGTATAATGTGGTGGCGTAAGTAGGTGTTGCTCCCGTACCTACTTGACAATATAATTTAACTGCGTCAGTGGCTGGCACTATAGCATCAAATATGAACGCATAACAAGAATAAGCACTCGTGAACAAAGCATTAAACTCGGATATAGCATTTGAAGAAGAAGTATTTGTCTGTAGTAAGACCATGGTATTTGCAGAAGCACCGACCGTTTGGAATGTAGGCAATACACCTGCGCCATTAGACGTCAGGACATGACCTGAAGTACCTGCCGTACCTGATTGAACTACGCCCGTACCTGTAGTGCCGCCGAAGACAGGTGCGTAAGCGGTAAGTGTAGCTACGCCCGTACCGCCTTTCGATACTGTTAGCGTATTGTTAGCATATAAATCTGTAATCAATACCTTCTTGTTAGCAGTAGCTGAAGCGTCATACGTCAACAAATAGTCATCGGCTATGGCAGGTGCAGTATCTGCTGTCAAGCCTACGATGTCTACTGCTACAGTAGGATTACCAGATACGCCGTTACCGTTAGTAACAGTAACTGCTGAACCTGCCGTAAGGGTACGGCCTATAAAAGTATCTCCTCCTGATTGAACTACCAATCCTATATCAGTATGGGCAGCTAAAGCTTGAAGCGTACCATCATAAGCTTGAACATTAGTACCTATAGCTAATCCTAAAGCTGTTCTCGCATTAGCTGCTGTACTGGCTCCAGTACCTCCGTCAGCGATAGCTAAGTCAGTAATCCCAGTGACGTTACCGCCTGTTATGTTGACAGTTCCAGCTCCTTGAAGAGCCATAGTATCTAAACCTGAGATCTTATAGTTAGTGCCTCCGCGGTTAATAATCGTTTCATCAGTAACCAGAATAGTGCCGCCTGGTGTCAAGCCACTTATCTTTGTATTTGCCATTAATGTTTACTCCATAAGTAAGATTGAACCATCTTCCAAGCCTATATAATAGAAACCGTCTTCTTTTATTACAGCACCGAGTTCAGGTAACTTATATTCAAATAATATATCTACGTTCGCTGGCTTTATCCGTCTAAACACACATTCAAGTATAGTGTTGATACCAGAACCGAACTCGATAGGGAAAGCTAAAGGAAAGACGATAGGGATTTGTAATGTTTCGACTGTAGTAATCATTAAGAATCTTACGGTCTGAGGAGAGTCATAGAAGTAAGCTGGGAACTCTAAAGGGAACATCCCTCGCTCAGCTCCTGATTGTATAAATACTACATATCCTAGTAGCGCTGCCAAATCAATGAAGTCTTGCTCTGACTGTACTGACATACTGCCGAGCTTAGTCAATACTCCCAGTCTACGTTCAGCAATCGTACCTGTATTAGTAAAACAACCATCAGGTATACCAAGTGCCTTTTCCCATTCGGAAATAAGGTAAGTAGTTTGATCTATCTGGTGCTCGTAAGTGATATCATTTATAAGTCCGTCAACTCTCACTAATTCAGTAGCTAGACCTGCCAGTAAGTTTCTTAAACTCGTACCTGACAACCTGGAAGCTAGGAAAGGTTTACCGCCAGGCAGGAAAGCTGCTAAGGAAGTGGTATGTTCTTCCTCAGTCTTATCTCGAAATAGTTTACCGGCCATAACGTTATACCTCACAATCTTCGATTATATGTTTTAAGGGAATGTTATAACACCCAGCGTAGGTAACTGCCCTTCTGTAATAGCTATATCAGCTGAAGGGATAGACAATGTGAAATCAGTTACTAACTTACCTGTCTCGTCAACCGTTTGCCATATAGCTGATATATAAGCATAGCTTTGTACAGGTACGCCCACATCCGTATCTTCTTTAAACAACTCAGCTAAAGAATTACGTATAGCAGTTTGCATCGCAGCTGTATTAGGCGTAAGTGCTGAGAAAGTAAATGCTTGACTTACTGCCGTAGGCGCATTAACTAATACGTCACCGTCTGTTACGTGTGCTGGCTTTATCGTCAATATCTTAGCTTCTACCAGATTAACTTCAGTAGCGGACGGGATAGGGTCAGTATCATCATCACGTGTGAAGTAAATCTTAACCTGACCATTAGGGATTGAAGGAGCTGCCGTACGTGTACCTGTGGAAGGTGACGTAGGGGTAGCTGTAGTAGCAAAACCAAACACTGTAGAGCTTACGATAACTACTTTAGTTTTAATGTTATAATCAGTTTGGTCAGCGCCAGCAATAGTTACATACTGACCTGATTCAAGATTATGATCTACGGCGGTAGTTACGGTTACCATACTTCCTGATCGTGTCATAGCAGAGATTGAGATAGGATCAGTAGCGGTACCTGCTTCATATACCCATACGCGCGTAACGCCTGCCCTCTGCCTCGCTTGAGACTTAATAGCAGCTACGTTAAACAAAGAGATAGGGTTTTGATATCTATCGAGGATACGTACTCTAAAGTCTACATCAGTTTCATCATCAGTACCTGAGGCCAGGTCTAAGAAAGGTACATAGATAGTTGAATCTATACCTGAGATAGGGGTAGACAGTGTTAACTGCGTACCTGATACTTGATTTGTAGTTAATCCGTAAGCTGTCGATATTACAGGTACTGATATACTGTTGACAGCTGCTGTAATAGTGCCTGTAGCTGGAGTAACGGGTGCTCCTGCAACTGTATAAGTAAACGTGTCAGCATCTAATACAGTAATCAGAACTGCGCCGTTATAAGCAGTTTGTGCAGCTCCTGCTATAGTAATTGTCATACCTGTAGCGAAGTTATGCGCAGAAGCTGTATTAGCCGTAGCTACCGTACCTGATCGTGAAAGTGAACTTACTGAGTTAGTATTATTAGTTACAGTAGCTGCTGCTGTAGTTGTATAAGCTAAGCCAGCAGATGATGACATACCTGTACCTGAAGGTATCAAGGTAGCTAAAGTACCTGTAATAACAGCGTAACCTGAAGCTTGAGTAGCAGCGTTGCGATTAATGCTTACATATGACCCCCAGCGTTCAAGATATGAACCTGTAGCGGTATCTGGGAACATCTCAAGTAAAGAATTCTTTAATTGAAGATAAAACTCGTATACTCTACCTGCGTAACCTGTGATTAGCGCTCCTAAGAAAGAGTTCTTTAACCATGGATTAGATGTAGGGAGCTTAGACTTAACGTCAGCTTTAGCTCTGTTCTCAACTTCTTTACGGGTGCTCGGAAAATTAATACTCATATCAGTCTTCTAACCTATCTTTTATCCTGTTTTATTCCACACCGTGAAGTATTTATATTCTATCTTGTTATCGTTTCTAATCAAGTCAACTTTGACCTCTACATTAGGTCTTCCACTAGTGAAAGAAGCTGCTGCCGTTACTATTACGTCCTTAATATGACCGTCTGTCTTCAACCATACTAAAGCTTGTTGAGTATATTGAGCTGCCAAAGATACCGTACCTGTAGTGAGCTTCGCTTGGTCAAGTAACCATAGCTTAGAGCCTATTTCGAAGTTCGGAGTATCACTAAGTGTATTGCCCCACCAGCCTCTGCGGAGGGTAGGTTCAATAACTTCATCAGGACCTGCTCTCTTTTCACAAAACATACTGACGACCAGGTTAGTATCGAAACCGTCTTCCTTTACCAGATCACCATCAGTATCTATCGAGATATCATAATAACCTAAAAGATCTACAGTATCGGTTATATTAGTAAGCTTTAAATCAATATAGTTATTAGTCATAATAAACCTTACCCTGTCTTAACTGTAGAAGAAGCGGAAGTTATATTAGCTCCGTTAACGGTATCAGTAAGCCTAGCTACGCCTCTAGATGAACCGTTGAGTCTTATTTCAGCACCGTTAATGATTACATTACCCGTAGCTGCAAGTGTCAAGTCACCGGTAGAAGTTAACGACATAGTGCCTTGAGTTATGAATGTCATATTACCTGAGCTGTCTACTGTAATGGTAGCGCTGTTCTTGCCAGTTACTGTTATTGAACCGTCAGTAGCGAACTTTACACGACTCTCAGTTTGAGGTGAACCGACCACCACTTCACCAGCTTGGAGATTCTTGAACCGAGTCTTAGGCGTATTACCTATACCTACGCGATTCTCTTCTTGTCCCTGTACATTCCATAAGACAGCGATAGCGTCAGCAGGTAAAGAACTGTAAAGTCCGTAAGGTGTAATGATTTCTACATCGCACGTCTTGCCCATATAATCAACTTGCGCGACATGGTAATTACCATCATCTTTCGCTACTTTAGTAATTCGTGCTCGCTTGGTTGCCGTAGGTAAATTCGCCATATCAATTTCTTCCTTCATACGTGCCCGTACGCGGCTTTAAAGTAGTCAAGGGCACTTACCTACCTAGAAGATCCAAATCAGTCTGTAAGGTACCTTTAACGCTACGTACGGCCCTATCTAATGTAGGGGGTAAGGTATCTTATAACATAATTCATGAAAGATACTGATTTTATACCATTTTCAGTTCAAATAACTCTTTTTCAGCTAACCTTCTCCGAGTAAGTCCTGCCAATACCATTCCGCCAGCTTTGTTCCAACGTAGGAACTGTTCGGCAGCTTCTGCATGTTTGTTCTGATTGAGAAGTTTGAGAAGAGTACTTTTCCTTAAAGCTCCAGCGCCTAAGTTATACGTGAATGATACTAGCGCATCAAACTGGTTTTGATTAAGTGTTTCGATAACTGCGTCAGATACAGCGTCTTCGAATTTCTCTAGATCTTGTTTAAGAATCTCTTCAGCTTCATCTAAGTCAATGATCTGATCTTCGTATACATCTCCAGTATGTCCATAACCGATAGTCAATACTCCAGCGGGGCATCGATATGATTTAAGTTTAATACCTTCGAATTCTTTGATTAAATTAATACCTAATCTACCTATCTCCATAACTCATCTCTCTCCTTCCTTCTCTCTAACTTAATCACAGATCATTAAAATTATCTTTAACATACCTGAGGTAACTAACGTTACAGTAGTAACATATGTATATATTATTATATATTATTATATATTATATTATATATATATATATAC